ACAATAAAGTTTAGCGTTAATGTAACCTCCCAACCGTCGCAATCCGGTTGGCGGCTCTTTTTATTCGGGTAACGCTTCGTTATCGACTGCATTAAGTTTGGGTATTTCTCCGTTGTCAACGTTTCGTATTTCTTTCCGTCCCATACTTGGAACGTGTCGCCATCGCCCGCCGCAATCAATCGCCCGTCGTCGTCCCGGTATTCGTAACGTTCGTTACATACTTTTGCCGGGTCGTCGTCCGGGAAAACAATTTGTATTGTTTGCGGCTTTTCGCCGTATGCTTGCGTAAATAATCCGGCATACTTTCCCATTGGTATGAAGTAATCAACGCTTTGCGGATAACCGTTTGCGTTTTTAATACCGATTTTTATTTGACCGACACGGGGCAAAATCAAACGGGATTGTTGCGCCTCCGGTCGTTTTATTCTTCCTTTCATCATTCAACAACTTTTATATTTATATTTAACTCTAATTTAACGGGCGAATTTTCCCAATTTATATGCGATAATTCCGGGGGTATTTCTCCCAATAACTCAACCGCATCAATCCAAACGGGGCTATCAAAATCCCGTGTACATCTTTCGGGTTTTTCCGTATGTATAATTGCCCGTCCGTCCTTATCAACTGCATAATATACTATATTCATAACAATCAAATTTCGGGGTCGTCGTTCAACATCTTTTTCCTACTCTCGTTTTTGGGCTTTTTAGGCTCATTTGCGGGCTTTACTTTCTTTTCCGTGGTATTACCCCGCTTTGCGGTCGTTTTGCCCGTGGTGGCTTTCTTTTCCGCCTCCTTTGCCTTTTTGGGCGCACGTTTAACAATGGTTGTTTTCTTTGGCTCCTTTTCCGGTTCCGGTGCGTCCGCCTTGACTTTCTCGGCGGCGTCCGTGTTTTCGTCCGGGGTTGCCTCCTTTGGGGCTTTCGTTTTAATCAATTCCGCCAACGATAAGGATATTACGTTTTGCGTCAAATCGGGTGCATTATCCAATAAAACCATACCATTAACCGACGTAAACGTATTATCTTTCTTTTCGTCCTCAATGGCTGCAATTTCTAACAGATACGGGATTTTCCGTATATTGGGGCTATCCGTTTGTTCTTTCAAATTGTACGACGGACGTTTGCGCCAATCTTTCGGGCTGAAATTGAAAATACGGGTAACGGGGAATTGTTCAAAATTGACGTTCCACATATCCCGGTACATCCCTAATTGTATTTCGCTTTCCTCGTAAAATCCTTTGCGTCCGCTCTTAAAATCGACGATTGCGTTAATACGTTCGTCGCTGCCTATCTTTGCCAACATGGTACACGGGCAATCAATCATTCCGGCATACTTGTAATATGGATGCACTAAAGCAATTTCAACCGCCAACGGGCGCACGTCGTAATCTAATACGAATTGAGCAAACGCCAATACGTCCTTTTTCAAATCGTCGGCATAATATATAAAATCGTCCGGCAATCGGTAAACCTCAATATATTCTTTTAGTTTGCCTTTTAACCCGTCCAAATCATAAGCCCGGTTAATTAATAATTCCTCAAATGCGGCGTGCATAAACGTACCATACGCCGCCCGTTCGCCTTTGTATCGTTCCGCTTCCTCAATGCCTTTGTTGGCAATCCATTGTATTAAGTGCGGGGCTTTGGGTAACGTTTGGGACAATATCGTTGTAACCGACGGGAAAAACTCCGGGTTCCCGTTGTCGTCATATCGGTAATAATAGCGGTATCCCTTACTATTCAATTGCCAAACCTTATACGGGGGTTCAATCAACGTTTTTTCATCAAAAAACATTGCCGTCATTTCCTCAACCGTCATGCCCGGCAATATCTCAAATATTCCGGTTGGTTGCTCAACCTCGACCGCTTCAAACGGGGGGATTATTTGTTGTTGTTCCTCGGTAATTTCCGGGAATTGGTCGGCGGGAACGGCTCCCAAATTTTCGACCGTCTTTTGTACCGGGTTTTCCGGTTTCTTTTTGTTCGCTCTCATTTTCTACTCTTTTTTAATTCTGAAAATCCACATAATACCATTACGGCACACATACCCGCAAACATCAATTGCCACGGGTTCCAAAATGCACCAATCAGACAAACAACGCCCAACGTTCCAAACGTCGCAATAATGGCTTTCGCTTGGAACCTATCGGAAAACATAACGTCCGCCATGCGTTCAAACCATTGTAACCCGTTATTCTTCATATCCAAACAAATAATTAGGGGTGCAATTACACATTTCGCAAATGATAACAACCCATTCCGGGCGTATCTGTTTGGTCGTACCGTTACATAAGTTTGTCATATTAACTTGTTGTGCGCTTTCGGTGCGTCCCTCCCATAAACGGGCGGCAACCTCTTTTTTATAAACCTTAATCCCGGCGGTTTGCGCCCGTGCGATTGCCTCGTTTACTCTTAATTTCGTCATTTCTGCCATTTCTTTAGTCTTTTATTGTTAATAACTCGGTTCGTTACTCTCTTTGTGTCCGCAATGCGTACACGTTTTTTCCTCCCAAATTGCGGTATATTCCGGCGGGGTCAAATATCCGTCGCCTCCGGTCTGTTTATATTCCCCGTCGGTAACTTCCATTTCGCCGCCGCACTCCGGGCAATCTTCATTATCCGAAACGACAATTTCGGAAACTTGTTTGGCTGTTTTCCCGCTATCGGTCGCCAATTTTTTTAATAAATCGCTCTCTTTTATTCTCATATCTTTGCCGGGTACTCCCCCGGTGGGTTTTTGTTTCTGCAAAAGTATAAATAATATTTGTATTACCAAAAATAAAACCTTTGAATATTTTATTTGTTCACGTTGGACGCTTGTAATACAGATAAAAAGCACTAATTTTGTTGCACCGCATAACCTTACAACATCGCTCTCGGTTACTGCGTATCAACCCCCGGCGTTACTTCATTGCGTCGGGGGTTTCTCTTTTAATCATGTATTCCAAATTCACAATCCCCCCATTGGTCGAAATCCGCCCCGTCATAACTTAACGGGTAACGTTCCGGTTCCGGGCAATCCGTCCAACATTCCCGACGTGCATTATTTACGGCGACCCGTTCCGGGTTATATCCGGGTTTATTCTTTTCCCTCAATTTGGCGGCGCAACTCTTACAACAACAACGTCCCCAACCCCGGCGTAAATTCCGGGTATCGGCGTTATATTCTTTGCCGCAATTATCGCAATTTCTTTTTATCATTGCCATATATCAACCCTTTGTAAATCCTTTAAATGCGACGTGGTAAACGTCGTATTGTTTCCCGGTAACATAAAACTCAATCATACGTTCCGGGTTCCCGGTGTCGTTTATCGCAATGGTTGGGTATGGTTCCCCCGGCAATTGGTTATAATCGCTTTCAATATCCCGCAATCCCTCCGGGAAATCCGAACGGTCGGCGGAAAAATACCGGGTTAAACTTTCTTTTATCCGGTTCAACATTTCGTCCCCGTTTGGCTCAAAATACGCTTTTATCTTTTCTTGTTTTCTTAATGCAAATCGCATAGGTATTTGTTTTAATAGGTTCTTAATTCCCCGTCCATCGGTAACGGTGCGCCCGGTAAACCAACCGGAATACGGGTATAATGTAACCGGGGAACCCCGGAAAATAAATTGTAAGGTCGTGGCGTTTACCTCCGTAACCGGATAACCCAACGCCTCCAACCGGGTACGGGCGTAATCGACCCGCCCCGGCTGCAATTCTTGTTGTCGCTCTCTGTTACGGCTCATTATACGCCCTCCGTAATTACTTTGCAATACTTATAATATTGGTCGTGTCGGCTCTCAACTCGGCACATCAACCCAATATCGTTGCCGTCTAACAATAGGTTCAACACATCGCCGGGATTGTGCCGGGTATAAAGTAAGAATAACCCACCGTTTGCATTTTGGATTATCTTATACATATCTTGACTTAATCGGTAACGTTTCGTTTTATTCATCGCTCTAAATGGTTATGCCGGGGGCGCAATCCCCCGGCTTGTTATTACTGCAAATACGCAATTGCGTTTAATCTCTCTTTTTCCTTTGTCGCATATTCAACGTTTCGGGCAATCCATTGTTCGGCGGGGTTTTCGGCTATCCATATACTCCGATAATCCGGCGTAAAGTATGCGATTTGTTTTTTATACGCCTTTTCCGGGTTTGCCAATATTTCCGTCGCATGGCTCAACTGTTTGCCGTGGTCGCCTTTGCCGATTAAATCCAAACGACCGAAATAAAACGACCCGTCGGCGGTACACGCCACATATTCACGGGCGGACGTTCTTTTTGATACAATCGCCTTACTATCGGCGTCAATAACTTGGTACTCGTATTTCTTTCCCTTTACTTTCTTAACTAAAATGTACTTTGCCATGATTGAAAATTTATATTGTTCCGGGGAAAACGCCCCGTCGTTGTTTACTGATAATAGAAAGTGATTTTAACGCCTCGGCGCAATTTGCAAACCTCTTTGTCGCCGTAACAATTGAAAGCACGTTTTAACAAGCGATTGACTAACTTAATGTCGCCGACAATCTTTATTAAACCGGACACGCCAACCAATACATTAACCTTTTTGCCGTTTACAATTCCGTTTACCTTGATTTTGAAATTGCGGTTAATCTCTTTTGTTGTGTAATCTAATCCGTTATAAATGCTTTGAGTATTCATATTGTTTCGCTCTCTATTTTCCGGGAAAACGCCCGGTCGTTCTTGCTTGATGATGCAAATATACAACCTTTATTTTAATTACCAAAGGTTTTATTTTTTATTTTTCAATTTTTATTCGATAATGTATGCCTTTATATGGCTTACCTGTATCAACAGCCTTTTTTATTAGCGTTCTATCAAATCCTTTTTTTTGTGCATCCTTGTAATTTAAGAACTCAACACATACTTTGCCATCATATCCGACGCCCTCAATTGGAAAATTGTATTTTGTCTTATTCCTTATCGCTAATTCGTAATTCATATTTTCCTTTTGCGTACACCAACGCAAATTTTCAACAAAGTTATGATAACGCACTCCGTCGATATGGTCAACGTATGGTTTATTGTCCGGATTGGGGATGAAAGCATTTGCAACCAATCGGCTAATTTGTTTTGTCTTACTCTTTCCGTTTTTACTTAATGATACGGTTAAACCGTTACTAATAGTTTTTGCGGGACAAAGTATTGCGTTTTTCCTTACCGTCATTATTCGACCGTATGAACTAACCTTATATAATCCCTCATAACCTTTAATGTCTTTCCAATTCTCCATAAATTATATTTTAGTATTTTGATAGTGCAAATATAAGAAGTTTTATTTTTATTTCTCATACTATCGACATACTAATATTATTTTCTTAGAATTTTCTATTTAAGCGACTTTTGCAAGCTGGACGGGTAATTATCCACTTTGAAATAAAATGCCCGGAAACGGTCTAAAAATGGCTCAATAGAAAAAGGGGTTGCAACGCCTTGTTACAACCCCCGGTTTATTACTTTTCTATGGTTATGAACTCAACCCCTAATATTTTTGTTGCGGGGTTTTTGCTAACTACATCAATTTGCCGATTTTTGATTTTATTTGTTTTCCATAAAAAACCTAACCAACGTTTATATTGCACCGTTTCCGCTATCAACAGACTATCCCGGTTTATATGCGTCCCGGTAAATACCCCGGCGGGCGTTGTGCATCCGTGCAACTCAAAATACGGTTCCACAATATCAATACAACGTAATACGGTCGTAACCGTGTCGCCGGGCAAATATACAATACTATCCCGGACGTTCGCCCTTAATTCGTTTATCGTTTCCATTTGCGCCGTCGTAACCCTTTGCAAATCCCGGTTCTTTGTCTGCAACGATTTGATTAACGCTGCATCATCCGCCCGGTACTTTTTATATTCGGATAATTTTAACTCCAAATTCCCAACCTTTGCGGCGTTCAAACTATCCTTTGTTTGATAGGTTCGGACGTCCTGCAACAACGTTTCGGTATTGCTCCGGTATTTGTCCCGTTCGACGGTCAAATTATTAATGCGCTTTTGTTGGAACCAAAAGGCGGCGGCAACCGCCATAATGATTGCCGCCAATATTATATACTTTTTCATACTCAAACATTGTTATATTCAATTGCCGCATTAAAACACGGGCATTCTTTGATATACTCCCACGGCTCAATAATGCCGTCGCCGTTCAAATCCGGGGAATAATCCCGGTGTCCCTTAATCGTTGCGTCCGGGAACATAACGACTAAACGCATAAGCAACCACAATAACGCCTCCTTTTGTTCCGGCGTCCGTGTGTCGGATGCTTTGCCGTTGGCATCCAATCCCCCAACGTAACAAATGCCAATAGACCGGGAATTTTGCCCGGAAACGTGCGCCCCAATTTCGGAAAGATAACGCCCCGTTTCAATTGTCCCGTCCGGCAATACAACAAAATGATAACCGCAAATTCGCCCGCTTTGGGGTTGCTTCTTAAATCCCCGTTCTTTGTGCCAACCGTCAATAACATCAACGTTGACTTTTGCGCCCGGCTTGGTTGCGGTGCAATGTACAATCAAATCCGTAATTGTCCGGGTCGTTTTTTGCCCCTCCAAATACTTTAAAATCTCTGTTTGGTTCATTGTTCGCCCTCCTTTTCTTTATCGTTAATAATATCGCTATCGTGTTCCCGTTGGTATCTCTCAATTATCGGTTGCCAATATCCCGGCAATACCCGTGTAAATTCCAACCGGATAACGTGGTAAATAATACGCAACGCAACCTTTGTGGGATATGCTTTAATAAGGTTGCGGAATGCGTTTTGCAAATACACATACATAAAAACATAAGTAAGCGATTTAATTACTACTTTGGCGGCTTCATTATCGCCACATTGCAGCATTACCGAATAAATAACGTGTATAATGGTAACATACAAAAGCAATTCCGCCAACGCATTCTTAAACTTACTAAATCGAAAGTTTTTGCAATGCCTTACACTTACACCGTCCGCCCGCATACCCGCCCAAATATTGAAAGCAAACATAATGACTAATGCGTACATAAAACCCGCCGTTGGGGTTAAATAGGCTAAAATCGGACTTAATGATGTGGCAAATATCATTCGGCATTGTTCCCATGTAAAAAGTTTTTCCATTGTTATAAGTGAATAAGGGGGGGGGAACGGTTAGTCGTTCCCCTAATTAATTAATCTATTACGCTAATTATCACGTCGGAAATTTCCAATACAAATGTATTATTTACATCGCCTGGCTTTCGTGATATGCTGATTGTTTGATTGCCGGAAAATGGGGGCAAATATACATCAAAAGGTATTCTTGCCCAAAACATCCCCACTGGTTTGTTTAATATGGCTGTTCGCTTATTGTCTCCGGTTATACCTACTTGCATTGTACCAAAATCGTAACTATCTGTTGTTAGTATTGGCGTGTCAGTAAATGGATTATTTTCCCCCTCCCAAAGTGCAAACTTTTCGGGGTCGTATATCTTACACCACATACGAGCGTACACCTCAACACGTAAATGTAACGGGGCGTTTGTACTTCTATCTCCATACAATTCGGATTGAGTGAACGTTTTCATTATATTCTTTCGGATTGTGGCGTCGTATGCTAATTCTATGATATTAGCATTTGCCGCATTAAGATAACCGGGAATATCAACAAATTCAGCTCCATATCGTTCAGCCTGTTTATATGCGGTCGCCGCTCCGGTATTGCTCCAAATGGTCGTCCAATCATCTGCAAATCCGGTTCCTCCAATCAAATGCCTACCGGCATAATCTAATAACTGCATTTTATCAATACGTTGTTTTTCCCGTCCGCCTACATAACCTATATATATATCTGATATTGTAACGTTTCCGGATAACAACAACTTAACCTTATCATTCATAAAATAGGCAAAGTTTTCTACCGGAATTTTATAAATATTATTTGCCAACGCCTCAATATTACTAATCTCGACAAATTGGTTTGTTAAGTTGTTATATAATTTAACGGTTAATGTTTCTGTTGTCGTAATATAGATATTTACCTTATCAAATGCAATTACAGGTAAAATAAACTCTACCGCCAAAATATTACCAAATGAAACATCTTGTTTTTTAATCAATGTATAATATTCGCTTTGATTAAGAGTAAACGGCGTGTAATCTACGGGTTCCAAACTATCATAACGTCCTGCCCCTGTATCACTTAAAGATTGCTCTCCGACCTCTACGGAGTAATATTTTTGCGACCGTTCGTAATTATCTCTATAATTATAATCGACCGTTCCGGTACGGGGTTTAAATAACTTTATACATTGTTTCGGTTTCTGCCATTTTTCAAAGAAATTTAATGCCTCTTGATAGTAGAAATTATTGCTACGGGTTCCGGGGTGCGCACTTCCATAAAATCCCTTATACGACCTATAACCGTCAACAATTCGCATTACTTTATTATTGTAATAGCCCCACGGGATAAAATCCGCTCCAAATTCATCAGCTAAATCACGCAATGCCGTTTCTAATTGGTATTGGTCGTATATATGGTAACCCGTCCCAACAATAAGTTTGGCGTTAAATACACTTTGAGCAACTAACATTAATTTTCGGTTTGCTTCGATAAATTGGGATGATGTTCCGGCATTCAATCCATCATCCGACATATTACCAAATTGTCCTACATGAACATAAGACGGTTTAATTTGTGACGGGGGTAAACCGTTTGCCGTTGGTGACGGTTGGTTGTTTTTCAATCTATTAGTCAATTGAGTTGCACTATTGCCCGAAAAAGCATAGGTAACAAATAGCCAATCCAAAACGTCATTTAACTTCATAAACCAACTTTTATTCTTTAAAGTATAATGACTTTCAGTTGATGACGAACCGACAAATAATATTTTATCGGAATTTTCCAAAGTAACAAACTTTTCGTCTTCATCCCCAACCGGACTATCTTCATACAAAACAATGCGACGATTATATTTATCATAAGGAAATAACCCGAAATCTTGGCTAATATCCGTCCCCAATTTTCCAAACTTAATATCGCTTGGCGTTTTGCCTGTATTTAGATACATAAATCTAACAAAAACGGTTGTTGCTTCTGTTAATACTTGTGTTATACTATCTGTTGATAAAACAATATTATGATTAACATCAAACTGAACAACACGACGCATATTTCTTTGCCCCAACATATAATAATTTGTTCCGGGCAATACCTCTATATAGTCCGTTGTGTTATACAATGGGTTATCTAAAAAACTTCCATTTGATTGAATAGATTTATTTAATGTATCTGTGTCCGGATTATGCAAATTATTGCCCGGTTTATATTGTATTTGCTTATATAAATCGTTAATAACGCCCGAATAAGGAGTTAATATTTCATTACCCTGCCAAAACAAACTGCTTTTATAATCATCATTTATATTATTGCCCGATTTTCCAAATTTAACATTTTGGGGTAATATTGCATTTGAATAAATGAACCGGATATATTTCCCGGTTGGCGTAAATGTTGTTTTATTCTCGGTCATAGTTGCTGCAATCCCTTTGTCGGGAAAATCCCATATTTTTCGCATTGTATTATTACAAATATAAGATGCTCCCGGCTCAACTTCAATATATTGCGAAAGGTTATAACTTGCTGTTTCCGTTTCCGTTAATCCGCTATTTGATAACGATTTATTTTTCGTGTCGGTTACATAATTATGCAAGTTATTGGATAATACATTTTCTGTAATTTGATTTAATGCAATCCAATTATCAACATACGTTTTAAAATTAGCCAAATCGGATGCAATTTTGGTAACATCGTTTAATGCTCCAACGGAAAATATTCGGGGGCTTAATTCCATGCCGTCCGCCTGTGTTACGGACATGCTCCACGGGGCAGAAGGCAATGCCCCCCAATTTACTAACACTTTGGAATTACCTACGGTATGTAAATAAATATCGTTAAAAATCTTAACCCCGGATGATTTTGGGAAATATATTTTTTGTTGGTATTCGTCCGTTTCAATATCACGTTCGTAAAGTGCAAAAAAGAAATCGCCCGCCTCCGTTTTATTCCACAACGAAAGAACATAATATTTACCATCTATCGGCGTATAATCTATATACGCATCTAATACGGCGTCAACTAACCCGGCATTAATAACCCTTGTACTTTTAGATTTTCCACCTAAATACAGATAATCCCGATTTGCAGTTGTACTCGCAAATTCACTTGATGCCTTAACCCATGCACCCGAACTATCATTGTAAAAAATTGCAGTTTCACCCGATTTTAGAGATAACCCAAAATTGGGATAATCTCCGGTCTGTGATGCCATATAAAAAACATTACCGTCCGGGGTTCCCGGAATAGTTTGTACATTAGCAATACCCGCATACGTGCGATTAGAACTAAGACTACTAATAAGAGATAATAATGTATTTTGCATTACTGCCCCCGTAATCTCTTCGTTACCATTGGTTTTTATAACCTGTTTAATTGCCTCTTTCAATTCATTAAAATTTGCCATAATATCAATTATTAAAATCATTGTTATAATCATTATTATAATCGCCTCCGGTCGTCGGGATAACGCCCCGTCCGATTTTCTTAACGACCGTTGCGCACTCAAATTCACATTCGACAGACGCTAAATTACCCTGCGTTTGCCATTTCGGGGTAATTAAAAATGTGTCGCAATCGTATTTCCTACCTTGACTATAAACCGTAACAAAGTCACTCATACGGATTAACCGCATTACGTCGCAAAGGTATTCAGGGGCTAAAAAGATAAACCGGAACGTCTTTTCTGATATTTGTTTTTCTGGGAAAAAATACCCGTCCCGTTCTTCGCCCTCTTCCTCAAACTTGTATTCCGGCTTTCCCAACTCGGCACATACATAAACACGGTTTTTAAATTGGACGTCCTCGTAAACGATTTGTCCGCCGTCAACCTCCATGTTTATTGCGTCGCTCCATTCCACACACAAATAACCGTCCATGCCCCCGGCAACCCACGTGAACACGTCCGAATAATAAGTTTGTACGCCGTCATTTATGGCAATCATATAACGCCCCTCGGGGAAATTTAAAGCCATTGGCAACAATCCGGGGTAAACAATAACGTCATAACCGTATGCAGCAAACCGGACAATCTGCAATCCGGTTTCTTTCATTGGGGCGGTTATATCTGCTAATATGCGGGTAAACTTATAATCGTACAATCTAACCCATACAATCGAATTGCCACGGGTCGGACGTATGATTTGAAAAGGTAACAACTTATTCATAGGCGTAAACAACGGGTAAACGTCGCCATACGCATACGATTTTTTATAATCTTGGTATTGTACGCCCTCATAAAAAGGCAATACGGACAAATTGTTATTCGGTGTCATACTTCAATGTTGTTTTAATAGAACGACTGCACAAATTTACGCTTAATTTATCAACTTGACCGTTACCGATATACGTTTTTATTAATTGCATTGGGTTTGGGTCGTCATTCGCCGGGAAATTAAACGTTTGTTTCTTCTTTCTCTCTATTCCGTATGCGTATGTTTCGGAACCGTTTATTGATACACGACGGGCGGGCAAATCATACAACCAATAAGGCGATTGCAGATTGATAAACGCCAAATACCCGTTTTGCAAAAAGTATTCGACGCCGTTAACGGTTTGTTGGGTAAATGGTAATATCCATTGCGACCCGGACGTTGGCGGAACGGCGGCAAATAAGGCGAACCCGTCCGAACTCATATTGCCGGGGTTTAACAACATCATATCAATATCGGACGTAAAATTAGAAACGTTTACGTCCTCAACCTTTCCGGGGGTTACATACTTGCTAATTACCTGTATCGGCAAACCCTCAAACGCCGCCGTAACGTCGTCCATCCACTTAAATTGGTAACGTTCCGGCAAATCAACCTTATCAAACGAATATTCCGACGTGTTGAACGCCCACGGTTTCCCGTTTCGCAAATTCAATTCCTTTGTCAAATCGTGGCTTAACACAACCCCGCCGGAATAGGAACCGCCATTGCGGAAATATTGGATATGTTCAATTTTAAATTTGCCGTCCTCAATAAACCAATAACATTTGAAACAATCCCGTAACATATTGGTAAATTGTTGTAAGGTCGTCGGGGCTTTTTGTGCGGGTTGCTGATATTCGCCGTTTATAATGTTCGTTTTCTGCGATACAAGCAACCGGAAATTCAACCCGGATATTGGATTGTTTCCCCCGTATAAAAATTGGCTATATTCCGCCGTGGCTTCATGCGTAATTCCGGGTGCAATTTGATTGAGCAAAACAGATATACAAGACGCAACCGGGAACGCATCCCGCAAAGTATATTCTTTTCGGGCTTTTTCCTCTAATATCCAATCCATCAAATAAAATCCAAACCATAACGACGCATAACGCCACGTTGACCGGGCGATTGGATAAAACGTTTGTCCGAAAATGGAATAGGGCGGCGCAAAATACTTTCCGTTGTCCGCTAATCCCCACTCGGTCGGGGTGTCTGAAAAGTTGTTTGAAATAAACGCCACGTCGATTGCGTAACCAATCGCACGCCTATAATTACGGTTATTATCAACTATATCATCGGCGGGCAATGGATATGTATTAAGGTCGTCGATTTTCTCCACGTCGCACAAATACCGGGCATATATATTATAACTTTTCATATCGGCGTGCATTGTTCCGGTTGCCCCGGAACCCTCAACGGCGGTTAAATCAAATTCCAACGTATCAAACGGTTCCTGCGTTACCTTTTGATAACGAAACATTACCGTATCGTCGGATTGTTTCCGTATTTCAACTACAGCAATACCAAACGGCAACCCCCCGTTTATTCGTTGTTGTGAAATATAGATATAATAATTAACATTCAATTCCGGGTATAATTTCCCCTCGAATACGTCCGCACTTGCACCCGTCGCCATTCGTCCGGTATAAAGCCCGGATATTACCGCCGGGGAACCGTTGGACGTAATTTGTATTTCTTTCAATATATTGCACAAAGCAAAATGATAGGTTTGTACTAATGCGTTTTGGTCGGTCGTGGCGTTTGCGTCTTGTTCCCAATTCGTACCGCCCAAAAAACAAGAAACAACACTATCCCCCGGAACGTATATTTGAATTAATGGACGCTTGTTTATCGTTATCCGTTGGATTGTCGGGGCTAACGTTATTAAATTGTATTCCTTTTCCAATCCCGCCAACACGTCGTTATAATCGTCGATTGCGTCCGGTTGTACAACAACCTTTTTATCGTAATCCGTAAACGTACAATCGGTTTTCATAAACTTGCCTTGAAAGTATTGGAACCATGTACGCCCGCCGTCGTCGCTCTTTTCAATGCAATACAAAAATTCATTGTCGAACGATTGACGGTTTATATAGTCGTAATCATCCCGGACAAAGGTAATTTTGCCGGATAATTTGGCACGATAAAACCGTTGGTTGGTTTCTAATTCGTACTCCTTTGCCAAATCGTCCTTATAAATCGGATGCACGGTTTGACCTTGTAAGACGTTCGGGGCGTCCAACGTTCCCAATCTCAACCATGCCGTCCCGTTGGCGTATTGCGCTTTGCTTACATTAAACCGGATATATGCGGCATTGCTTGGTATGTCAAATTCCGTATTTGTGGCGGTCGGGTCGCTTCCCCAACCGCCGATAATTTTTTTATTGCTATCGTAAAATGCGCCCCCGGATTGCGTGGTGAAATTCTGAAACAATTTGCGGGGGTACACATTCCCAACCGGGACAAAAGTACGGGTATAATAGAACTTTGTACTATTCCCGTTTATGTTCCCGGTTATTTTACTTATCGCCCCGTTCGCTAAAAACGCATTTACAAATGAATGTCTATAAATCGGGTTCATATCAATTTTTAATTTTACGTGTCAAATTCTTGTAAACCTCAATAACATTGCCGTTGCCATCGACGTAACGACGGCGGCGGTTTTGTTCCTTAATCTCCCTTACATCGTCTTTTAAATCCCGCAAATCCGGTGCGTTATTTTGTTGAACCGTTACATTAATGCCGTCGGTATTGTAGGCATTAAGGTACTTTTGGGGGAATGTTCCCCGGTTCAAACTATTTATTACGTCCGGGATTAAACGACGGAAACGGCGGGAATTACGTTTATTGATAACGGCGAAAAATTCCCCGCCCTCGGCACGCCTCCGGGTTCCATCCGGTTTGGTTCCTAAATCCACGTCGTCCCCGGATTGGTGGGAACCGCCCGACAACAATTCAACCGTACCATCGCCGTAACTTTCCGAACCCCCGGCGTTGGCTGATTTGGATAATTGGGCGGCTTTGATTTTGGCGGCGGCAAAGGAACCCCACATTATAGCAATTGCCGGGATTGCAAACGGGAACCCCAATTGCGACCAAATCAAAGCGGACGCCGTTACAAGGTTTCCAATTTGTTGTATCGTTTGTATTGCCGCCTGTGCTTTCTGTGCCTTTTGTTGCTCCTTTAGGGCTTTTTCTTGGTTCTTTTTCGCAACGTCCAATTCCTTTTGAGCCATTGCAACGTTATTGGCGTAACCGTTCGCCCGTGCCTCTAATTCCGCATCTAATCGGCGTTGGCTTGCGTCAACCTCTTTGTCGGCGGCGGAAACGGCGGCGTCGGCGGCTTGTACCTTTGCATCCAAAAAACTATTTAATTGCTCAATGGCAAAGGAAACGGACGTACTTATTGCCTCCTTTTGGTCGTCGTCCAAATTCAGCCCGAACAATCCGTATATGTCGTTACCCCGTTCGTCGCCTTTGCTTTTCTCAATTTCTTGGTCGATTTTCGCAATGGTATTTTCGATTGTCTTAACCTCGGCATCCGTCATTTTAACCCCGGCGGCTTTGTTCAACTCTAAAATCTTTTGCAACCGTGCCTTTTCTTGCGCTAACCGGAACCGGGTTTTGCGTTCCTCGGAATTGCGGATTAAATCAAACTCGGACGCCTCCAACGCTTGTGTTTGGTCGAATAGCATTAACGCCCGTTGTTGGTTTAACTCGGTCGTTTGCTTCAATACCTCGGCATCATATTTGGCGTTAATATCCGCCTCGGATTGGCGCACGTCCTCGGCTAATTGCCTATTTTGTGCCAATTCGATTGCCCGTTGTTGCTGTAACAACTGAATACGCAAATTTATTTCCTCCTGCGAACCCTCACGGGCGGCGTCTAATTGTAATTGCGTCCGGTCGGCGGCGGCTTGCATTTGGTCTATTGTAATTTGGTCGTTCAATTCGCCCAAACTCTTTGCGTATTGTTGTTGCAAAAGTAATTGTTGGTTAAGCAATTCGGCAACTTGCGTTTCAGTTAATCCCCGCTCGGTTTCTAACCGGGTGTTAATGTCCTGTATTTGCCTTTCATACTCAACCCGCAATTGTTCCCGTTGCTTTTCCGCCCCCTCTGCCATCAATGCAATTTGGGCGTCCTGCGTTGCCCGTTGTGCGGACAATTCCGCCGCCCGTTGTTGGTTGGCAATATCTACCATATCAACCGCCAATTGTTCCCGTAATAAAACAATTTGGTCGTTTAACGCTTTGCGTGCCTTAACCGTTAAATTGGTTTCCGTCCTCAACTGCAATTGTATGTCGGCAATCGCACGGGCGTTGGCGGCTTGACGTTGCGCCCGTTGTTGGTCGAATGAATTTTTAATTAAGGCAATCCGGGCGTCCTCGGCTTTGCGCAATATATCCGTTTCCGCTTTGGCGGCGTTCCGGTTTTCGTTTGCTCTTTGGGCGGCTTGTATTTTCCTTTCGGCGTCCAAATCCGCCCCCTCGGTTTTTAGATTAACGGCAATGTCAACCGCCCGCCCGGTATTATCTATTTGACCCTGTACGGCTTCAATTGCTTCATCAACCTTGACTTTATCAATTTTACCGTCTAAATCAACATCAATATAAACTTTCTTATCCCCACGGGCTTTGGCGTTATTCAACTGCAATAACATATCGTTTAATTGCTTCAACTTTGCCCGGTTTGCCTCCAAATCGTTTAATTCTTGACCGTAAAAACCAACGCTTTTATTATGCGCCTTTGTGCGCTCGGCTAATATTTCGTCCTCAATCTTTCGGGTTTCGGACAATGAAGCGTTGCGGGCTTTGGCAATATTTAATTCCCGGTTCAATTGGGCGACACGTTCGTTGCTAACTCGGTTCATTTCGGTTGCCTCGGTTTCCAGATAATCCAACCAAACCTTTTGCGCCTCGTTAAGTTTTTGTTGGTTCTTTGCCGATTTGTCGGTATTAGAGGCAAACAGAACTAAAGCCCCTACAACCGTAACCAATGCCAATGCCAAAAGAACATACGGGTTTGCGGCGGCAATCAGATTGAAAGCCTTTTGCGCAATGGTAGCCGCCAACGTTGCCTTTGTTCCCTGCATGGTAACAAGGCGGTTATAAACTTGCGCTTTGCTCAATGCCGCCATTTGTAGCCGGGAAATACCCAACATGATTGCGGATTGTTTTTGTACTGCGTTTTGTATGGCTTGAACCCCGGTTGTAATGGCTATTGCTGCCTGTAATTTCTTTTGTGCTTCTTGCACTTCCTCGCTTTCAGACCCGAACAACTCCATTGCTCCAGTAAATGCAGCAAACCCACCGGACGCACCCGCCGCAAAACTCAACACGGCATCCAAATTGGACGTATCGGACGCCATCCGGGTAATCTCGGCGGTTGCATCCTTGACCGCATCCCGTAATATTGCGGTTTCTTTGCTCAATTGCTGATATTCGGCGGTTCCTTGTTTGCCCTCCAATCGTAACAATGCTAATTGCTTCGTTTGGTTCTCTATTTGGGTCGTCAAACCTTTTGCAGCGTCGGAATAGTTACCAACGTTTAGGGACGTTTTCCCGGTCGCCTCTTGTAACCGCTTCATTTCCTCGTAAATCGCTTTTGTTTCCGCAACCAATTTGCGCCCCTCTTCGGTCGCCTCTCTTTCCTCAACCGTCATGTTATTGAGGTATATTTTATTGATTGAGTATTGAGCGGATAAACGATTATATGAACCCTCGATGGACTGATTTAACCGGGCTGTTAATTTGTTCAACTCGTTTGCCTCCTTTTGGGCTTGCTTCAATTCCGCCAATCGCTTTGCGTTCTCACTTTCAGCAAATGCCAAATCCCGTGCCGCCCGTGTCAATTTGTCGGTATCGTTCGACGCCCCCCGGATTGTCTTACGTCCGTTTTCGGTCGCCCCGCTTACGCCCTCCAATGCAGCCTTAACCGTTATTGCTTCCGACTTGATATTTTGCAACGTATTCATATATGTGTCGCTTAATTGGTCTAATTGCGCAATCAACTTTGTAATACTATCGTCGGGCTTTACAAGGTCGCTATATTTTATTGGGTTGTTATTATCTGCCATACTTAACGTTATTTGCGGGCAATTTGCCCCGTATTAAATTATCTTTTCTTTTCCATGTAGTTAATCAACCAAAGAAAAACAACGCCGCAAATCGCCTTATTTGACGCCGTTTTTATTTTTGGTTGGTTTCAACAACTCCTTTATCCGCTCAAATGCGTTGTAATACTCTAAAACGGTGTATTTCTTTGGCTCCGGTACGTGTAAATGTTGGGATATGGTTAAACACATATTTTCAAACTGTTTATCGTACTGAATTTCCATGTTATCGGAACCACTAAAAACAACCGGGCGATTGTACAACAACAACATCGTCGTTATTTTATCAATTTCCGCCCGTTTGTCCTCTGTATCGCCGTTTATAATGGCATCCAACATTAACATTGTGCGGTTGCGCAATTCGTCGTAATACTCTTTAACCGTCGCATCGTCGAACAACCGGGGGAAATACATTTGCAATTCTTCATCTATTTTTTTTTTGACCGCTTCCATTTGGGCGGTCAACTCTTTAACGGGAACATCGCCGAACATATCGACGACCTTTTGCAATCCATCGTCGGATAAATCGTTGCACGGTTCCCCGTCGATTGATTTAACCAACACGGCAAACGCCAAATGCTTTGGGCTTATCCCGGTTTGGATGAAATACACGTTTTGCCGCATATTATCCAATTCGATTGCCGCCAATTCGGGGGTTTTGCTCCGGGCGTATCTTATCGCCTTTTCAATATGCGTGTCGAAATCCTGCAAATCGGAACCAATCCCGGCATCAACTAACAACATTTTGTTGTACTTATGAAATCGCAACATCGGCAATTCGTCGATAGCGTCGTATATCTCAACGGTGCGTTCTCCTATCTTAACGGTTTTCATAGCAAAAAACGGGTTATCATTGTGGAACAAAAGGGAACCAACAACAACGTCGGGTTCCCGGTTATAAACGCCAAAAGGATTGCCAAAGCAACCCCCGCCCAAAAGGACAAACAGAAATCGCAATTAAACATCTTTGCGAAAAACTCGTTGCCGTGGACTTGTACCCATTCGATAACCTGCCATTTGCGTAACAAGGTCAAACCGAATGCAGCAACCAAAGCAACCACGACCGTATAAAATAAAAATGCTTGCATACACTTTGTTTTTAATCAGTTAAACACGTTTCATCAATTCCCAATTCCCCGGCAAACCGGAACCCGGCGAACGGGTGCATTAAAAATTGATTGTCTATTTCGTCCAAAGTGAACCCGGCAAATATGTTTTCCGCCTTTGCGTACACTCTGTTTATTGTCATGGAACCGGAACGCAACCAAATACCGCCATTCAATACCCGCATAATTTGTTGTTTGACCGCCTCCGTATTCCGGTTGTTGGGGTCGTTGGTTATCGTGCGCATATCAAACCAAAAGATAACCGAAAACGGCGTTGTATATTTGTTTTGTTCGCCGGGGAACCAATCAATTTGTTGCGGGTCGTCCAACACGAAAAATGAAAAATTCCCTATATTACTATCCGGGGCAATCAACATATATTCATTGCCGCCGACGTAAATATTAGGCGTGTAATATCGTTTCCCTTGTATGGACTTAACCAACCGTTCAGAACGTCCAAAGGAATAGTTAAGCCACGGCAACCCGTCCGCCAATCCCTTTTGAATATTTGCAATAACCCGGTCGAATAACTCCGGGTTCTTTATGATAGGCACTTTATCCATTTCCGTATATTGTTTTTTTTGCTTTGGTTAGCAAATCCGGGTAAACGTATTGCCAAATCAGTTTAGCAATGTTTTCGTTCGTCAATCCCAATATTTGCCGCCCGTACTTTTTTATCAAATCTTCCGTCTTGAAATCCGACGCCTTAATTTCAAATTGTTTGTCGCCGACTTCCAAATAAAAACTACTCTCAAAATCGCCCTCATCCCGTAACGTTACCCGGTTCGTCGGTTGTCCCTTTTCCTCCTTAATGGCTATTGTTAGCGGGGTATAAGGTCGATAATCCATTATGTCAACGCCCAATCGGTTAATACCTTGTTCAAATAATTGTTCCTCGGCGTTGGCATCAATGATAAACGCCGTTGTCATTCCGTCGTCGATTATTTCCCGTATAATCAACCCGGACGTCAACCCGTCGTTAAACGTATTAACCCGGTTGCGTAAATCAATTATTGATTGTAACCCCGCCATAATGCAATTACGTTGTCCGGTACTTAACGCCCCGGTTGTTGCAACTCAAACAAATACGGTCAATCCCTTGCGTATCTAATCGCAAAGCCTCAAACGCTTTTTTAAGGTCATAACCCAAACCGCTGGGGCGTCCCTCAACGTTCCCGTCCAACTCGTACAATATTTCCATTTTAGAGGCGTTGGATTGGTTCCGGTTGACCCTTACGTTGGGATTCATTGCCAACGTGCGCAAAGCGATTGCCGCAACTTGGCGTTGTATTACCGTTTGGAAAATCGCCCGTTGTTCAACGATAAAATCGGTTAGGTCGCAACCAACGGTAATTTCACAATTCAACCCGTAATTTAGCGTATTAGTGTACATCGTGTACGCTATATCCCACAACTCCGGGTATTCGGCGAATGTTTCCGGGGCGTTGTACATAAACGGGGAAATCTGCAAATACTTTGTCAATTGCCGCCATGCCTCAATATTGCCGTACCCGGTACACGTTCCGCACGGTTCGCCGCTCCAATCTTTCGACACGTTAATTGCTTGCATCCCGGCGGGCAAATCGTCTTGATTGTAACAAAGGAACCACGCACCCCCGGCGTTGTTTGCGTCGCTTATATATGGCAAAAAACAATCTTCCAACGTAAACCATTGAAAGCCGCCATTTGTTAGCGTAAAATTCAAATCAAACGTTTTTATCGGGTCAATCTGCGAACTATGGAATAGATACAATTTCACAATCCCGGTTCCGCCCGTCATTTGCAAGCCTACACGGTGTATTTGTGCAGTTACTCCCATCGCCCGCACCGGGATAATCTCAAACCCTACCAACTTATGATTATTAGGTTGGGTTGCTCTTATTCGTCCCGCACCGTCAAAGAACGTGCGCCGTTCCAATAGGTTCTTTGTTTCCTTATCCAACCCCTTTATTTGGGTAAACGTTTGTACCGCCGTGGAAATTCCGTTGCGGGTCAAACGCTCCAAATAGTCGGACAATATGTTGTATTTCTCCCAAAAGGTCGAACCCTCGGCGGGAACCTCGGCGACGTTATCAACCAAAGCGACCCAATACAAGGGTTTGCCCGCCGCATCGTTGGCGTATTGTACCACGGTTCCGGCTTTCCATTCCTTTGTATCGTTCCAAACCGGGTATTGAAAACCCCAATTATCCGGGACGATTGCCGCCATATTATCCAACGTTACAAGCGGGTGCGCCCCTTGAAAATATAACCCGCTTTCGGTTTCTGTTAATTGCTCGGCGATTGCCTCGGCGGGATTATATGATTGTTCCCAACCGACGACGTGCAATAACTTATCTTGTATTTCCTTAATCCTATACATAAGCCCAAATATAACCGCCGCAAGTCTTTTTTATACCCTTACAGCATTTAACAATATTACTATCATTTAAACCCGTTTCCCGTTGTGCGTCTTTTACTGATAAGAATGTTTTTATCAAATCGCCGCAAATGGAATACATCGCAATTTGTTTTGCTCGTTGGTGCAATCCGCCTAATCTCCCAACCATATATTCGCCAATCTTTTTATTTAGGCGTGATTTTGTTATTGGATTATTACAATTTTCTTTGGTTGTAACCCAACGCAAATTGTCCGCCCTATTATTCGATTTGTCACCGTCGATATGGTCAACACATGGTTTGTTGTCCGGGTTCGGAATGAAAGCCGCCGCAACTAATCTATGAATATTAACAGATTTACGAATACCATTGCACAATACTACAACATTATACCCGTGCTTATTGGGAACGGCTTTAACTATCTTTGTATTATTACGCACGTTTCCGTAATTACTTATTTCATAATTTGGGAAATCGTATATTACTTTCCAACTTTCCATATCATTAATTAAAAAAAAGGGGGCGGGGATAACCACCCCGTCCCCTCGGTTAAATAATTGTTCCATTTTCCAGCTTATGCGCCTGCACCCCCGGCGGGAAATTCCCCGGCGTTGGTTACATATACGGGCATTCCTAACGGTTCGTTCGGGTTGCGTGCTGCAATCTCGGCTTTGATAATCGGATTTGCCACGGTGTCCGGGTTGCTGTTATATGCTACCATGTAGGCAACATCAACGCTAAATCCGAAATACTCCTTAACGGCACACGTCAAATCAGCGGTTGCGGCTCCCATAATCGCCGATTGGTCGCCAACGGCGGTGTAATAATGCGAACCAACGGGCAAATCAATGTACGGCAAACGTACAATGTCCCATTCGTGGAAATTCGCACGGGTGCGGCGGTATGCCTCACGGTCAACACGGGTTAAGATACCAACGTTTCCATCGGCAACGGCAAACATTGTTCCCATTTTACCCGCTTCGTCTGTTACGTTGTTAGTATAATGCAATACTTTGTTGTCGTATTCCATGCGCTTATTAACGTCGTTGTAAACGCCATGTTGCGCCAACTTGCGTATTAGGCTATCAACCCCCGCATTTGCGATAAGGTGGATATATTCCGGGTAACAATTCGCCCGCATGATTGGGTTAATGTCGCCCAAAATCTCGGTTGCCATTTGGGTTGGAACTTGTACCACGTTTCCGGTCTGCGTGTAGTTGAGCAAAGTTTTGAAAACCTGCGTTTTGTTCGCTTCCAATGCGGCAACGGCTCCTTTATCCAAAGCATCCGCCAACGCACGGGTTGTTTTCTCCATTTTACGCATAAAATCGTGTTGGTACGAAATCTCATTGTTTGAGTATGCCGCCGGAACCATTGTAAACCCGATTGCATAAGTAGCCCAAACAAGCGTTACCAATGCGGACGTATTTTCATTATCAGCAATAACGCATGAACGCACGTTGCTAACCTGTACGTTTTCGTCATAATTGATAACCGGAACTTGTACCGTGTTGCCGATACTTACTAACGCCCTATCTCTCAAATTAGGGCTAATGATTGAGTTGGGGGCGTTGGTTTGCTCAATAAAGAAATCCAATGCGCCGTACTCACACGGGCGGAACATATTACGGTCTAACTCCGGGTTCTCTATCCGCCAATTCTGTACTCTTGTTGCAATTAAACTCATTGTTTAAAAAATTAAATTGTTTATAAATGCGGGTTTACCCTTTACCCGTGTTGTCTTTTACTTTTCCGGCAATGCAGCAATATTGTTGTCCTGCCATGCTTGTTTCATTCCGGCGTCAAATTCAGCCGTTCCAATCTGCAAACCTTGTTGTTGCAAAGTGTTTGCGATTGCGTCGTATGCCTCAACCCTTGTTTTTGCGCCGGATATGTCAACGGTAACATTACCGCCCGCCCCGGCTCCGGTTGGTGCGCCCGTTCCGCCGCCCGCCGCTTGGCGTCCCTTATCCAAAATACCCATTGTTTCCAATTCACGGGTCAAAAGGTCGCCGGGGGTGTACGGGTTCAACTGATTGTTCGGGTTGCGCATGATTGCGCCGTTTTCGTCCTTAAACGCTAACATTTTGCCGCCTTTGCCGTCGTCGATAAACTCCGGGTTCATACCCTTAATTTTTTCGATTGCTTGGCCCAACAAAACCTTTGTTGCGCTTTCCGGCAATCCTGCCTTAAACTTCAACCCGGCGGTTGCTGTCTGCAATGCCGTTTCAACACGAATGCCAAACACTTCCTTTGTGTGGGTTTGTTCGGCTTCATCGTATTTGCTTTTGAGGTCGTTGTATTGGGTCGTAACGCTTTGCAAATCTGCCTTTGCTTGCTTCAATGCCTTTGCGGTTTCCGCATCCGTCGCACCGTCGGCAATGGCTTTTTCCAAACGTGCCTTTTCTTTGGTTAGGCTGTCAATCTGTGATTGCAGACCGTTTGCGCCCTCAACTTTGGTTTTGAACTCGGTTAATACTCGTTTGGCGTAATCAAACGTTTTTTCGGTTCCGTTCTTTGCGATACCGGACACGGCTAAAATATCCGCATCCAAACCGCCGTAAATTTCCCCGGTTTTCTTTGCTATTACGCTATTTTCGTCGTTGACTGATAACGTGGTTATCGCTGTCAATTGTTCGTCGGTTAATCCGGCTAATGCCGCATTTGCAACTAAAATTTCTCTCGTTAACATAATTCTTTCCCTTTGAATTAATTAAGTGCGATTGCTTGTGCTGCTCCGCTGTTTGCGTTAATAATATCAATTGTGTATTTTGGCGAATCCCCGGTTGTGTCAACCAACCAACTAACAACACGTGCATGGCTGATTTTCTTTTCAACCTCTTTTGTTACCAAAATGACGTCGGTAATTGTTCCGCCCTCAATACATTCAATCAACTTTTTCTTTGTGGCGCCATCCAATGCGGCGGCGGTTGTTGTTACTTCAATAACCAAATTGTCCTGCTGTGCAATCTGTGCCATAATCGTATTTTTAATGGTTTAATACTCTGTTACTTTTTCGCTCCGGGTTTGTCCTCGGCTTCTGCCTTTGCCTTTGCATCGGCTTTGGTTTCTTTGGCGGGTTCCGCCGGGATAACTCCCGCCGCTTTCAATTCTGCCAAAATCTCGGCTTTCAACGCTGCCTTTTCCTCGGCACGGGCTTTGGCGTCCGCCTCGGCTTTCGCTTTGGCATCGGCTTTGGCTTTTTCCTCGGCGGCTTTTGCTTTCTCTGCCTTTGCCTTTTCGTCCGCCTCAGCTTTCTCTTTCATGTACTCGTTGGGGTCGTGCAATACGGTAATCGTGTAACCCTGTTTTTTCAGATTTTCGGCAATGCTATTTTCATAGCCTTTTTTGCCGAATTTCTGAATACGGGGGATTGACAACCGTTTGCCCGTTTCGCTGTCGAATTTCTTAATTTCGATAACGCAATGATACAAATGTTTCTCATTGTCGGGGACAATGTAATTTTCGGGCGTAACGTCGATAATCGCAACGTCTTTAGTTTTGCCCTCGCTTACTTTCACTCGCATAGCTTTAATTTATTTGTTAAACTTCCAAATATACTTTCCGGCTGTTTTATATCTACCAATACAACACGCACGTATATTTTGATACGCAACCCCTGTAATCGTTTGAGCATCTGTTAATGTTGCATAAGTAGCAATATAATTACCGCTTAAATCATATTGATTAACAGAAACTCCACACGCTTTACGCATTGCATGTTTTCGGTTAGCGATTGATAATTCAAAATTAATGTTCTCTCTTTGAGTACACCAACGTAAATTATCAATTCTATTATCCGTTTTAATGCCGTTGATATGGTCTATATAATTTTTGCCGTCAATTCTAACTAAAAATGTATCAGCAACTAATTTATGAACATGATATGTTTTTTGTTTATGGTTAGCATATAAAGATAAAACAGCATAACCCATATTGTTGATATAAGGCTTTAGTAATTTGATTTTCCCTTTTTTCAAACTACGAATACGTCCTAATGTACTAACTTGGTATATGCCGGAATAACCTTGTATATCCTGCCAAACCTCACTACTTAACATTGTGTTCATTTGCGTAATCATTAAATTTATTTGTTATAAAATTTATCTTAGAGTTGAACGGCATATTATACCCAAACTCTAACACGTTCAAATATTCACGCTCAAATCTGCGTACAAAGTTAGCAAAATTCAACTTTATACGCATATCGTTTTCGCTGATAATCTGTTTGCCGTACAAATCCAATACCTCGTTACGGGTTAAATGTCGGTACGGTTCCAATTCCGCCAACGTCAACATACGTTGCAATTGGGTTGGATTGTTCCGGTATTCCGTTTCGATAATTTGGTTTTGTAGTGCGTCTAATTCCGCCTCGCTTGCGCCGCTTTCCTTTGCTACCTTGTAACGTTCCCGTAACTCCGTTGCGTTGGATAAATAGAACTCCGTGCCGTAATTGACTTTTGCAGAAACGAACAAACCGCCATACCTCAAACGGCAAACGGTTTCATCGACGAATTGTTGCGCCGCCTCAAATCCTTTCTTTACTCGGTTTAAAACCGTGCTTTGGCTTTCAAAATTCGCCTGTATCTGTTGTTCATTCAATGCGTCCCGTGTGGTTATCTCCTCGTTGGTCCCAACAACCGACGTAATAATGTCATTCTTTAGGCGGTTTTCTTCCTCAACGTTATAATCCAAACTCCCACGGTCAACGGTTAGCATTTGCACCGGGTTACGCAAATCGGGTTGTTTATCCCCGTCCGGTATTGGTATTTCCACGAACGAACCAACGCCATTAATGCGACTATCCCCGCATTTAGGGCAACGCATCAAAAGCCCGGCGGCATCCAATTTATAAAACCCTTGTTTGTCTTTCAAAAACCCACCGTCGCAATAATCGCCATTTTCGCCGTTACTGAAATCGCAACTTTGTTCATACCCGGAATAAATCGGATATGCGCCGTATAAGTCTAAATGTCGTTTACTGATATGGTAAAACAAAAACCAATCCAACGCCTCCAATTGTTTGGTTAGCGGGGATTGTTTAACGTCGGGTTCTGATAGGCTCAAAGGTTCGTTCCAAAAGAAACGGGCGGGACAATAACCGACGTCGTGCGGGTTATCAACCAACAATTCGCCGATATTATGGTTTTTGTCCTCTCTGAATACCCTATAACGTTCGTCGTCAATAACTGCGATACGTTCCCCGTCCTGTCTGAAAATGATATAATCCATTACCCCCGTCGTTGGGTTGGCTCTGTAATCAATCACGGACGCAATAGGCAACCAATAGAAATACGGTTGCGGGTATTTGTCGCCGGGGTTTTGTTCGCTCGGCATATCGACAATTAGAACGCTGTTTATTTCTGTTTGGAAAAACTCCCAACCTTTCGTACTCCAAATTTCCGGTTCGTGTAATACGTCTTGGCGGTAATACTCCCAATCGTCCCTTTGTTCCGGGTTTTGGAACTGATAATTGAACGCTGGGTTACGACCGTCAAAAATCCGGCTCAACTTATCAAAACAAACGCCCGTTACCTCGTTTGTCTTAACGGGGTAACGGAACAATGTTTTGAACATTTTAAATTTATCGTGCGGCAATAGGTTAGAAACAAATGCCATAAAATCCGTAATCGGTTGGCAAATGTCAAACGACGTAATACGGGTGCGGGCGTGAAAATTAATGCGTTGTTGATGATAAACGGCTTTGTTTATCGTCTTACGCTTTTTCGGCTCCGTTATCCGTTTTTTTATTTCGTCTATACTCAATCCCATTGTCGTTGGTAAATTTAAAATCGCTGTCTTTAGGTAACTGCCAACCGCCGTTGTTTGGCATCCTCAACAACCTTTCGGCGTGCTTAATCTCCAATTCCTCGGTTAAACCATGCGGCGGACAAACTAATTTAACCTTTGTAACCTTTGCCGCCATATCGTCAACCGTTTGCGGGTTTCAAATCGGTTAGCGGGTTGAAATCCGGGGTTACAATTGTGAGGTCGTCCGAATAGTTCGGTAAAAACGCCCATTGTATAGCGTTGCTGTCCGGGGCTTCCAATCCGCCATGCGTTTTGTCGCCAATGAACAAAGAACGAATTGGAATAGGATAATACGTTGTCGGGGTCGTTTCGTCTTGAATAGCTTCAATACTTCCGTTTTCATCAAACAGATAGACGCCCAAATTGTCCGCCCAACTTTCGCATTGCAATTCTTTCATTGCCTTAATTACTGATTGGGGGATTTTACGCATTACGCCCGTGAACGGGTTCGGTTCACGCCCTATAATTTCCTCAACGCCTCCCAATGTTTCGTTACCGCCGCCAAAGGTTCGGGCGGATCCGGCTTCGTTGGTCGGGGCTTGGATATACGGGGAAACAACAATTTTTGTGCTATTAGCCGCCGACAATAACGGCGTCCATGATGCAAGCAAAGTAATTGCCTTTTCCGTGGTAAAACTGTTTTTGCTTCCATCGTCTTTGGTTAGACGTTGAAACGCTACCTTTTGGATTTGCCCGAAACTTTCGGCGCATTTTACGGCGGGAATATCGGGCAATGAAGCCGCCGCCGGACACTTACAAGTAATCATACTCTTTAAATTTTAACGTTAAAAATTACATTTGTTACCTCGTTGGGCTGTCCCTTTGCCCTCTGTATTACTTCTACGTTGCAAAGTTATAAACTTTTTCCGTTATAAACTTGCATATCTCAATTAAATTGTTAGTTACGACGTTTAACGCCCCGGTTTGCGTGTGCGTATGGTTGTATATTACCGTCGGCAATCTCTTTTTCGTAAATCCCGGTTAATCCGTCCTCCGGGTCGTCGTGCGTGTTCGCATCGAAATTGCGCAAAAAGGTGGTAACATGGTCGTAAATCGCTTTGTACCGGGTTTCCCAACCGAACGGCATAATAATACTTTGATTTACCATTGCGGACGCCGTAATTATCCGGCTTTCCTTATTGCCGCCTTGATAAAACGGGTCTGTCATTGCCCGCATTTTCTTTTTAATAACCTTTTCGTAACCCGCACCGCCGTTGTTACTCTCAACCCATACTTTTTGCGTGCCGTTCCTGTTAATCATTGCCGGAACGGTTACGGTTGTAACGTCCGTATTTTCGTCCGTCATTTCCATATCCGTAATTAAAGCAAATAACAACGGTTCCATACGCTTTGTTTTCTCGTTGAAAATCATGTTGTCCGATTTATAAACGTCATACGTGGCGGCAAACAAAAGGTCGTCCCCCTCATCGGCAACATCTATGTATGCGCCGGAACGTATGTACGTGCCGTAATCGGATTTTTCAACCCATGTTTTGAACGGTTGATATAATCGACCCTCGGCGGAACCGGGGTTGCCTTGATAGAGGCATTGAAATTGTACCGGGTCTAATGCTTTTTGCGCTTCCAACTTTTGCTTACTATGTCGGCTTTCCCATAATGCCGCCCCCGGTTCCCGTGGGTCTATCTCGGTCGGTTCCCCGGTTTTCAATCCCTCAAAATTTATGCGCACCCACGCCCCCGGCGTTACGTTCTCTAAATCCGCCCAACACTTAACATCAATAATCGTTTCGCCGCTCTTTTCAATGCGCCCTATCAAATCGTCGTCGTGCCATCGGGTAAATACTATTAATTCCTGCGAATCGTTGTGTAAACGGGTGCGCACAACGGTCGTGTACCATTTCCACGCCGCCGCCCGCACTATCGGGCTGTTACCCTCGGCGTAATCCTTATAAACGTCGTCCAATATCGACACGTCCACGGTTTTAGACGTCAGCGAACCGCCACGACCGACGACACGCAACGACCCCTTACGCCCTACCATTTCGATAACATCGGAATTGCGCAAATAGGTATTAGCCATTGTTACGACGTTTGACCCATTTAAGTACGTGCCGGGGAATAATTCACGATACCGGGGCGTGTCGATTATTCGTTGAACGTCCCGGTTAAAATCCCGTGCGATTGTCGCCGCATACGAACCGATACATATTTTGCGGTCGGGGTCTAACCCCAACATAAATGCGGGTAATTTACGGCTCGACCCCTCCGATTTGCCATGTTGGGGCGGTTGTTGTACAATCATCTTTCGTATTTTGCCGTGTGCGAACATATCCAACAACGTATAATAAACGACGTGGAACGGCTCTAATACTAAATCCGGTTGCATATACCGGGCAAAGTTGATAAGGCGTTTACGGGCGGCGGCTTTAACAAGCAAATCCGGTTGTTGCCGGATTGCGTCGTACATCTGCAATAATTGTTCGTTGTTCATTGCTTTGCTCCTTTCTCCCATTTAGAACACGCCCGACGACCTCGGACAATGTAAAATTCGTAATGCGGGCAACGTAAACAAATCGGGTTCCCGTTTAAATCCCGGTGTCTATGGTCGTCCGTTATCCATTCGGAAAAACGGCACGTATCGCAAATCTCGGTTTGCCATTCCGGTTGCTTGGTTCCCGGACGGGGTGCGGTTATTCTCTTTGCCATTATTGCGCCCCTCCTTTCTCCAACAATGCCTTTTGATATTCGGCGGACTGCAATTTATCAGCCAAAGCAAACAACATATCGTCCGGGATTGCCTTAACGTCGTACTTTGGTTTATCGTCGTCGGTCGTGGCGTTATATCCGGGTATCTCAATTTTAACGGGTGCGTCAAACCCTAACATCTTTGCCCGGCGTTGTTGGATATTCAAAAGCAAATCCAAAAACCGGGGGTTCCCGGCGGACGTTTCGGTTGCGGTTTCATTGTACCCGTAATATTCCGGGTCGCTGTCCTCGGCATCGGTTTTGATTGGTCGCCCTTTGTTGGTTTTCTCTTTGGTGCGCATCTTTCCGGTTTTCGACGCTTCCCACGCCTCCCATGCTTGTTGCTCCATTTTATCCAATTTGCGCAATTCCTGCGTAACGTATTCGTCGATATTATCCAACCGTTCCCGTTTCCACTCAATAAGGCATTGTTGCAAATCGTAATAAACCATTTGAAAGGTTATTGTATAACCCATTCCACGCGCGGACAAATCCCGGTTCAATGCGTCCGCAATTTCCCGGTACGAATACCCACGCAAAAACAAATCGGAACAAAACCGAATGTCGTAAATTCGTTGTTCCTCGGAACGTTTATTATAGCCTAATGGCTTCTTTCTCTTTTTCATAGTCAAACCTCCTTTGCTGTCAAATCGTACTCCCATACATAGCCGCCCGCCGTTTTATATACTCCTTTACAACATCGGGTAATCGTTATATTTTTTATTCCCGTTTTTCTTTCCGCTTCCCTTATGGATTTATACCGGGCAATTTCCATTTTAAGAGACTTTTGTTATTAACTCAATACTTTTATCGTCTTAATGGTTATCTTTCAACCACGGGCAAATTTACGGCTTTTCCGGTGCATTGCCAAACGTTTGTTATCTCATGTATATAAACGGCAAAACCCCGGCGATTGTTTCCGGGGCTTATTGCCTATTGTCCTATACCGTTTTCGTATCTCCCATTTGAGCAACGAAAATAATGTTGCGTTCCACGGGGGGGTTGCTGTATTCCGTTCCCCCTTTCATTTCCTTTATTGCCAAACATACCGGGGCGGGCTTTCCATTTACCGGAAATTCCGGGTTGAAATATCGACACGTTCCGCATATCTTTTCGGGGCGTCGATTATCCGGGGCGCATCCGGTCGGCATATTGGGAATTTCCGACGAACATTTATTTTTCATTGTGTCGCCCTCCTTTCCGTTTATTCTTTCCCCGGCGTTTATCCCGTGGGTTGCGCCGTGGCATTTCGCCCCGGTGTATTTCAACCGTTGTTCCGGGGAACATTTCGCCCAAAAATTCCGCCATTGCTTCCACTTCTTTTGGCACGTCGAACGCTTCCGGTTTCTTATATTCCCTTTTACGTTCCGGTTGATTTTCCATTTGGACGGTGGGGCAAACGTAGATAATCGGGCTACCCTTACAAGTGTTCACGAGCTTTGCTTTCTTTTCACTTTCGCAAATCGCTTTATGTTTCCGGGCGTAATCCGCCGTTCTAAATTCGTGGAAATCGTCCCGGTGTGCGCTTGCACGTGTGAACATTTCCATTGCTTCAACCGCAATGCGGGCTAAAATAAAATCCGGGGTATCATTAAACGCCTTTTCCATTGAATTACGGTTTACTACCTCGGCAATCTCGTTAATAAATTGTTCTCTGTTATTCATCGCTCTATTATTTTTTGGGTTTATATTCTTGGCAACGTAAATTCCCGCACCTTTGTTCAGATTTGAACGCCTCACAATAACCGTTCCCGTTTACGTCCTCATACATGAAATTGGAACAATCGCCGCAACCTTTGTTCGGTTCGTGCTGGTGTGTCCGTTTATAATTTGGGTCGGTTTGGCGTCCTTTTACTTTGTCGTATGCCATTTCCAACAAATCCCGTTGCGGTATGCCTAATATTGCGGCGGAATGAAATACGACGGCGTTAAGGTCTGCCAATTCATCAATTACGGCGTTCATGCGTCCGGGGTCGTCGAATGTCGGCATTGCGTGTTTTACCGCCTCTTTGTACTCGTTAAATTCTTCCTCCATTTTCCGGCAACGGGACGCAATATTTGTTCCGAACAACTCATTAAACAGATTGGCAATTTGAGCAACAACCGGACGGGCGGGTTGCTCCGTGTAATTCTCGGCGGGGGTTCCTTTTGGTTCAAATTCCCGTTTAAAATCCTTTTCCGGGCGTGCGGTAAATCGTCCGTTCAATTCCCGGATAATATACCAACTTTCCGGCACGTCAACGAATATGCCGTTGCCATTGGGAAAAGAAAATATTGCTTTGCCGTCCGGTGTGCGGGGCGTTACAACGGTTCCCCCTCCGGTAAACCTCAACACGTCGTCCACATTGTCCCGGCGAAATTGGATTGCGTCAACCTCTAACAAGGTGCGACAATACCGGGTTCCCGCCGTGGCGTCCGGGTCAACTAAACGGGTGCGCATTTCCTCCGGGTATTCCTCCGGGTCGTACTTCATAAAAACCGACTGCCTACCATCGGCATAAAAGAACTCAATAAGACGGTCGCCCAATCGTCCCCGGATTGCCTGTTTTAACGCCTCAATCCTTTGTCCCTCGGCTTTATCGTTTCCCTCGCTTCCATTTTGCGCCCAACTCAAACGTATTGAGGTATCGGACGCCGTAACCTCAATTTCTTGTTTTGTTATGTCCTCAATCATTGCGCACATATCGCAATCAAAGGGGCTTAATACTTGTTTGTTCATCGCTCTAAAAATTTATTTGTTATTACTATCCGGGGCGGCTTCAACCTTAACCCCGGCAATTGTTCCGTTATAATTAAATTCCAATGTTTCGACGCCCTTAAATCCCCCGACGATACGCAACAAACGCCAATAAATCGTTTTCCGGTCGCTCCTATGGAATTTATCGCATTGCCTACCAATTCCGGGACAATCTTCCCTTTTAATTTTGCAGCGAACGCAACGTTGCGTAAATATTGCGGGGTTGTTGTTGGCTAATCGTGCATCCGCCGCCGTCCATATCTCGGCAATCAATACCATACCCCGGTAAACGCAACGTTCGCCGGGGCTGTATTCTCTATTTGGGTCGAACGGTTCGGGTTGCTTTACTCTCATTCTTTGCCCGCTTCGTTTACATAGTCAAACAATGCGTCCAAATCTTCCTTTGCGCCTTTTACGCAAATTCGTACCCTATCGCCGCCCGCTAATGCGGTTTCGACAATCTCACAATTATACCGGGGGGCGTTTATCTGTATCATTGCCGCCGTGGTATTCGTTACAAACTCGTTTCTTTCTTCCATGCTCTCGGATTTTTGAAGTAAATAAAATGCCTCTGTTGGTTCGTTCTCGCTTTGGCACGCCCCCAACAAAAGCGTTGCCAAAGATAACAATAAAATCTTTGCTTTCATCGTTTTACCTTTCTTTTAATCCATATAAACCGTATGCCAATGCCGACAAACAATATTTTCGCCTCAATGTCAACGTAACGGTCGTAACCGTTGACCGCATCCACGGACACGCCGGGAATAATAAACCAACTCTTATACTTCCAATATTCCCGGACGTAAACAGACACGCCAACCCGTCCGGCATGGAACCCAATTTGCGCCGTATGTACGTCGCCATTGTTGCGGATAATTCCAACTTGTTTTTTACTCATATCTCCAAATATATTTTTTATAATGTTTTAAACGTCCCTTACAGCAACTAATAATATTTCCATGATTAAAACCGCATCTTTGCGCATCATGTATGCAATCCCATTTCTTTATAAAATTACCCTCTAAATCATATTGATAAACGGGTTTTGCATTGTGATTATCTTTTCCGGTTTTCTTAAACCATGTATTTACTTTCTTCATGGTTTCACGTTTATTATTAATTGCTTTTTGATAATTCAAATTTTGCTTTCTCGTACACCAACGTAAATTAGTTGCATCGTTATTGGCTCGGTTGCCGTCGATATGGTCTATTTCCGGCAAATTGTCCGGGTTCGGAATAAAAGCCGCCGCAACTAATCTATGAACGAAATATGTTTTGTTTTTACCATTATCTGATAGTATTACCCGCATATATCCGTTTTTACTAATAGATTGCTTTCGTATCGCACTTTTACCCGTTCCCCGATAATTTACAGACTTTATATTACCTTTGTCTGAAACTTCATAATTAGCGTTTATAAACTTCCAATTTTCCATCTTTTTTTTGCAAAGATAATATTAAACCATAATACAACAAACTAATACGTTTCTTTTATTTTATTGTATGCCTCTTTATCCAATACCATAACTTTAGGATATTCGACAATACAACCTTTTGTATATACGAGATTATAGATACCCAATTGCCCCTTAATTGGAAACTCAACAACTCGGCGGGGGTTCCGCATCATCCAACCGAACCCCTTTGTAATAGATTTGCGTTTTTCCGGCGGTATGCGGGTATTTTCCCAATCTTCCGGGGTAAACTCGGCGACGGGCTTAACGTCGTACAATTCAACCAACCCCAACGTTACCCCGCTTTCATATCCGGCAATTACCGGATTAGCGGACGAACAAACCATTAAATCGCCCCGGTACGGCGTGTTTTTGCTTCGTACCTCAATACATTTTTCGCCGTAAACAATCCCGTTGTCCTCATACGCCGCCGTTACCAACTGCGTTGCATACGGGTTTTTAACGGTTAATGCACGCCAACGGTCGTGCAATTTCGGTTTATAATCTTTGTTATTATACTGCATTTTCGTTTGATTTTTCGTTGAATAAATCGTAATTCGCCGGGACACAATAACCGGGCAATGTTTCCCGCTCAATCCCGGACGCTCTTATAAAACTATCTTTCCAATATATCCGGGGCGTTTTGTCCGGGTGCGCCTCCCAATAGTCGAATATATCGTTGTAAAACGTCAATGTTTCCCGTTTGGTATATCTGCAACCGCTTTGCAATCCAATCTTAAATAAGTCAACAAAGGGGTACGACAAAGCAATTACAGAAAACGCCCGGTCAAACATTCCCACGGGGATTGGTTCAACGCTTGCAAAGGTCGGGAACCCGTGGCGTTTTGCCCGTGCCAATGCGTTTATACGCATCCGGTTTGGGCTTGCTTTTGGCTCCAATTCATCGCACCCGGTCAACGTGGAACCAATAGCAATGCGGGATTTATCCCAACCCTCGGACGCCTCGGCAAAGTCGATTAAAATATTGATACCCTCGGCGCATTTGCTCAACACTTTAACCGGAACGCTGTGGCGTTGACAAACGCCGATTGCTTGGCGGGTCAACCTTTGTGTTTCCGGCAATAATGGGTCGGTTGTAAACGAAAAGAATAACCCCGTTTTTTGCAATTCGTCCTTATGCTTCAACAACTCATTCGTAAATATATCCAATGCGTATGGATATTCCCGTAATGTCTTTTTCAATTCCGGGGTATTGCCGCCCAACACTTTTGCGCCCCGCCCTTTGCGCAAATAACAATACGTGCATCCGTTGGAACAACCAACGTAAAAATTGGCGGCGTTCTCGGCATATTCCCCGGCTTTTCCTTTTGGGCTGTAAATAACCCGTCCGTTTATCGCTCCCATAACTCAAACAGATTAAAACGGTAAATCGTCCGACGGTTCCGGGGCGGGTGCGGGCGGTGCGGTTGGCGGGGCTTGCGTTCCGGCTCCGGTTGTTTTCGGGGTCAACATTTCCATATCGGTTGCGACAATCTCGGTAATGTATCGTTTCACGCCTTGCGCATCGTCATAACTCCGGGTTCTTAATTCTCCCTCAATATAAAGTTTATCGCCCTTTTTAACGTACTGATTGGCAACTTTCGCTAAACCGTTTTGCAATACTATGTTATGCCATTCGGTACGCTCCGGGATTTGTCGACCGTCCTTTGTGGTAAAACCTCGTTTCGTTGTCGCCAAAGTGATTGTTGCAACGCAACCGCCGTTGTCGAACTCTTTAAAATCCGGGGCTTTGCCCGTATTTCCCAATAATGTAACCTTGTTTACACTCATAATTATTTGAATTTAATACCATCCAACAAATACAATTTCTTATTATCAGACCAACCCGCCGCCATGTTTAAGGCTTTCCGGTCGTCGTCATGCACAAACTCGCAATACCACGAATTGCCGCCAACGTTCGCTTTTTCTTTTAGTCGTACCAATTTACCGACAATGTACCGGGCAAACTTGGCGTATGCGCTTGTTTCCGATATATGGATAATACGACGTTCGGCGTTTATTTTTGGCAATTCTTCGATTTGCGGGCGTTTTTCCTCGGCGGGGTATCTTTGTACTCTCTGAAAGTCTTTTTTGATTGACGACCGGGAAATTGCCCCAAAATCGGGCGTTCTCTTTTTTGTTCTCATTTTTTATATCTCCATTTATAACCCTTATGCAAATTTCCTTTCCCTTTACATACCTTACAAATTGCCGTTGCCGAAAAATTGCCTTTTCGGGCGGCTTCTTGTATGCTAACAAATACATTTACAACAATACCGTTTTTTATTTGCTCAACCGCTTTTTCGTGGTGCGGTTTCGCTTTTTTTCCAATCCATTTAGATTTTGTTATTGGGTTATTCTGATTTTCTTTAACCGTAACCCAACGCAAATTATCTGCATGGTTATTGGCTCGGTCGCCGTCGATATGGTCGATACATGGTTTGTTTTCCGGGTTCGGAATGAAAGCCGCCGCAACTAATCTATGAACACGGAACATTTTCCCGGTTCCATTTTTCCATAAACTAATTATTTTATATCCTTTCAAATATCCGCCTTTCATTAGAAACGCATCCTTTTTTAAGGAACGAACATTGCCATAATTAGAAATTTGATAATGTCCTTTGTAACCCTCAATATCTTTCCAAATTTGCATACTCATTTTTCATTAATTCAATCATTCTCATATTGCCGGAATATATACGCATTTTCGTTTTATCCCCATTCTCCCAACATGAATGATGTTCAAAACATAGTATATTTATATTTCTTGCATCATGCGCCATTTCGGGAAACGCTCCACGGGTCAATATATGCGAGCAATAAACGGCGGAATAATTCCGTAACGGCTTTAAACATTCCTCGCATCGGTGCGGCTTATGCTCCCAAACCCAACGGAAAAAGCGTTCATTTGCCGCCATGATATTTGCGCCCCGCCCCGTAATACAATGCCCGAACAACTCCCGTTGTATCTCAACCCTCAAACGAATATCCATTTTAAAGTTACGAATATCAATCAGGGGATTATACCCCCGATTGATACAATATTGGTATTCGTCCAGGTCTGTTAGCAAATACGGTTCCATTGCCTTACATATCCCCGGTTTCGTCGTTTTCCTCGTTTTCGTCCGCCGGGTCGTCAACGTTCGGGAACAATCCGTTGTCCTCTACCTTTTCGGCACTCAAACCCGGTGCGGGTTCGCCATCAGCCCCGAACAACTCCAATTGCGCCTTTTTGCCTTTGAATAAAAAGGCGTAAACCTCGGTTTCAATATCGGCGGCAATTTCTTCTAATTCTTCCTCAAACCCGAACGTTTCCGTATTGAATTTAAGGCGGGGCGAATTGATTGCGGTTTTCTGATTGTTAGACACGGTAAACAACCCGGTTAAAACAACCCCTACGTTATCGTCTTGACCGGAAAAGGACACGCCCCGAACCTCTATGTTTTTCAACATTTCGTCGGCAAAATCCCGTGATAACTCGCTTTGCTTTTTGGTTGCTTTGAAATCAGACGTTTCAACCATTGAAAGAAAGGACGTAATATTAAAAATCCGTCCCATGATTGGGCGCAAACGGTCGAAACAATCCCGCAAATCCGGGTGTATGTCCTTTGCACTTTCGACGTGGTATTTGTTCGTGTAACTCTCATTACCAATTGTTTCAGTAACTTCATAATGTACGTCTAACCCGCCGTCCTTTAATGTCTTGACTTTCGACAATGCAAACGCCTTTTCGCTTGGTATCAACATAACGTTTGCGGCTTTTTTTTCTTCGCTCATTTTTTAATTATTTGATTGTTACCGGGAATCCGCCCGGAACGGTTTTATAACTTAAAATTCTGTTTCGTCCAATAATTCCCGTGTCTTACTATTCGACGGAACCGCCGGGCGTTCCGGTTCCGGGGTTGGTTCCGGGACGGGTTCCCCGGTTCCGATTGGTTCCGTTACCGGGTTGGGGTCGTGGAACTCAATATTGCGCCCGCCTTTGGGCTTTTCCGGCTCAAATTGGGCTTTGAGTTGTTCCGCCGGGTATTCCTTTTGCGCTAACTCAATAATCCCCAAATTAACCAATTCCGGGACGCAACGGCGCAACGCCCTTATGTCCTCTAATGCGTCATGCGCCGGGAATGTTTCGCCGGGGAATAACTTACTATATAATTCCTCTAATTTGGGATATTTTCCCGGTCGCCCGTTTGAATACAATGCGCCGACAAACTTAATTGTTTTCATCATTGTATCAATGCGTTTACCCTTATGTAATGCGTCCTCAACATGTGCGTCGTAATATTCCCGTCCACAATAGCGCAAAACGTTTGCTTTTAACATTGAACTATCAAAGTAAATGTTGTGCGCACATACAAGCGGGGCGGCGTTGGCATCCGCTAAAAATTCGTCCACAACCTCGGCAAACGGCACGCCCTCGGCAATTGCCCGTTCGGTTGTTATACCATGAATTGCGGTTGTTTCCGGGGGTATCTCGTAATTATCGGGTTTGATAATATAACTTTTTTCCTTATTGCCCAACGACCATGCCAATTGGACGACGTGCGGGAATTGCTCAAAATCCGCATCCCATTTCAAACCCTTTGCCGGAACCCCGGTTGTTTCACAATCAAAGAAACAAATGTCTTTTAATTCAAATTTTTGCATAACCTTAAATCATTAAATCGTTAATTATTACTTTCGCTCTCATTGCGGTATTTATCCCGCTTTTTCTCAACTTCTAAAACGTCCCGGTTTTCGTCTATATACTTTTGGACGTCCCGGTTACAAAACGGTTTTCCGTCCAACCAAAGCAAATGCCAATACGGTACGTTTTCCATTGCTTGCCCCTTAAATTTGCCTTGTGGCATCGGGGATTTATCGTTTAATTCCATACTAAAAAAGTCTTTTTTGCCCGTCCTCGTTGGGGGTTTGTTTAACATACTTTGCCCGTGTAATCCAAACGCACCCGCACCGTAAACACTTTATCCGGCTGTAATGCTTTGGCGTGTATTCGTGGCGGATAATCCGCCAACCCGCCAACGGGTAATTTTTCCGTTTTCCGTTACACTTGCAAAACATACTACAACGTGCGGGGGTCGTCAATATACGTATTGTATTCCTCGGCGGCAATCTGTTTGAGCGTTTCGATATGTTCGATTAACTCGGCGTTTGACAAATCCGCCACGGTGCGCAAATCGTGGGAATATACCCCCGTTTCTTCGTTGACCCGTTCAACGTACATAATCGGCGAAAATTCCCGCAAACGTCGTTCGGTTTGTTCCTCTGTAAGACGTTCGCCCGCCTCCCAAATTGCGTGCTTAAACGTCGGTACAACATAGTTGAAATAATACCCTTTCAAAGCCTCGGACGAACCGGGGGACGCAACAATAAACCGGGCAATAATGCGGGAACCTTTCCAACCCTTGAAAAACTCGTTTAATTCCCCCATGTACATTGCCAACCCGCCGTTATTGTTTATTGTTCCCGTCGCTGTTATTTCTCGCTTTTTCATCGGCTATTAATTTTTGCATTGTGTTACTAAATGCCGTCATTCCTAAAGTATGAATAACGCCCCGTTCCATACTTGACAATCGGGTTTCCCGCTTATCCATAATCTTTGCGAACGTAACGACAAATTCGCCCGGCTCCAACAATCCGGCGGCGTGCAATTTGTCGATTGGGTGCGCTTGTAAACGTTCGCCCGGCTTCAACTCTTTACGGGCTTTTTCTCGCTTTTCCCATATATCCCGAATTTCGGCGGCGGCATTGTCGTAAAACAATCGCATTTTCAAAACATCGGCAATTGATAAATCAGCCACGGCGGTTGGTTGTTCTTTTTCTGGCTCCGGTTCCGTCGTAACGGGTGCAACCTTACCGTTGTTCACTCCATAACCAAATAACGCAAAATCGCCCTTTGTCGGGTCGTCCGGGAATATCTCGGCGAAACGGTCGGTTATCTCAATGGCTGTTTGCAAATCCGGCGTCCGACGTTTTACAAGCCCCAACCGCAATGCCTGTTTATGTACGTGGGTATCTAATGGAATGATTAAATTACGGGGGTCGCAAATCGTCCACAATCCAAAGTCAACCGGGGAACCGTGGCGACACATCCAACGCAAAAACATACATAAGCGTTTGCAACCGCTTTTCGTTTCCATATCCGGCACGCCCTTAACGTCGCCGAAAAGATATTGTAATTGCTCCAATGGACGAACGCCCGGTTGCGCTTGCAATGCTTTTTCCATGTTTTCCCAATTGTTATACACTTCAAACAAGCGGGCGCAAAGGTCGTGAAAATCGGCGTATGTAAACGTTCTATAAAAATTCTCTTTACTGCCTTTGTATTGCTTCCATTCCGGGGCGGTTCCCTGCGTATCGGTTCCAACAATGTAATGATACGGCGCACCCTTGAAAATTTCCCGGTCGATAAAATCCGCCTTTTGGATTATCTGTTTGCGGGAACCCCACGCAATCCACGCCGTAACAAATGCGCTAATCTCAATATTTACCCGACTATCGTAACGGTGCGGGATTTGCACCGGGTCGGATTGGATAAACTCGGCGGTTTCGTATTGTTCCGCCCAACGTTTCAAATTATCGTTCAATGTATATGCCATTGTTTTAGATTTTAAGGGGACGGAAAGCCCGCCCCCGGTTATTATTCGTTTTCCGTGTATTCCTCAACAACTAAATCAGTTTGTCCCCGCTTTACTTCCTCTATAAAGCCCTGAAAACCGTTTGCCCTTGCAATGTCTATAATCGCCTGTAAACGCTTTTCGCCCAAACTTTCGCCCCTTGCAATGCGGAACACCTTAACCGTCGGATTGCTTGCAATAATCAATTTGGCGGCAACCTCCATAATTTGACTATCTGAAACTTTCCCGGCGACGAACGGCACGCCGTTTAATTCTAATCCGTCGTCCGTAAACGAAAGCCCGGCAATAGGTAATTCGGACGTTGCAATAAGGGTTTCCCGTTCCTTTGCCAATGCGCCTAATTTTTCCTCAAACGTGCGGGCGATTTTCTCGGCGGTTTCCTTTTGTTTTTTCTTTGCCATGTAATCTACAACCAACGCATTGATACGGTTGTGTTCCTCGGCTTTTTTCAGTTGTTCCGCCGTATCTAAATTTTCCGGGTTATTGGCTTCGTATTCCTCTAACCATTTGTCGGCATTCGCTTTGCGCTTTTCAAAATCGGCTTTTTCCGCCTCAATGGTTGCCAATGTTTCCTTTAATTCGGCATCGACGTTTTTACGGGACGTTTTCGCCTCTTTTTTGGCGTCCTCTAACCGTTTTTGCGCCTCGGCGATAATGCGGGCAACCTCTTTTTCTTCATTCGCTAAATTGGTATCAATAACCGCAACGGCTTTATCGTGGTTATCGTTGGCGGTTTTAATTCGTCCGGGGATTGCCGCCAATTGTTCAACCCTTTGTTGCCGGGTTTGGCGAACCGTTTTTGCTTTCTCAATTAACCGGGCGTTCTCGTTTTGTTCTTCCATCAACGCCGTAATATCCTTTTTCTCGGCATACGTTTTGACGTCGCCGGGCTTCAATTGCTTTTCGGCGTTGGCGCAAATGGTTGTGTACGTCTTAACCTCGGCGTTGGCGTCTTTTCTTTTGTCCTTAACGGTCGTAACCTCGGCGTCAATTTCTGCAATACGGGTGCGCACCTTTTCCGGCAACAAAGCCTTTACAACCTCAATTTGTTTGCGGCGTCCCTCGGCGGTTTCACTCCAACGGGAAAACTCCACGGCGTCAAAATCTTGGTAGCCGAAAATCTTTTGCAGCATTGAAACGTTATCCGAACGCATCCCGGTTGTTTGGGATTTAATGGATAACGTCCCCCGTGGGTTGGCTTTGGTAAACTTTAATTCGACCTCGTAATTTTCGCCGTCGTTACCTACTACCATTTTTGCAAATCCTTTGTCCTCTCCATTTTTCAACACGGCGTCCCGGTTCCCGGTCAACATTGCGCCGATTGCTTTTAATAGGGTTGATTTGCCTAACTCGTTGTCCCCGGTAATGAAATATACATTACCCTCAAAATCTGCGTTGAACTCTTTGATAACTTGAAAATTCAACAATTCCAATTTCTTAATATACATCGCTCTAATTGTTTATGCCGGGGTTCCCCCCGGCGGTTATTACTATTTTGTTAATCTCATTCTTTGGTGTATCATGGTTTGCACTTTATTAAGTGCATCCCGGTTGGCGTCAACCTCTAACCGGGTACAATCAGCAATAAAGTTTTCCAATCGCTTATATAGGTCGTCCAACTCTTTTGCCGTCATTGCGTGCCGCACGGCTCCCAATTCGTCCTTATCCATTTTTGCAAACTCTTTTAAGTGTTTCTAAATCCCGGCGTTTGGGTTCGTCGGCGTTCTTTGTTGCGTCAATTAACGGCATATCGTTTGTTGTTGCCGTCCATTGTTTCCCGGTAACGGGGGACGTATAAGTTACTTTATAATGTCCGTAACCGCTTGGAATAAAACTAAAATCGTAAATACTTGTTTTCGCTCTCATACTATTTTGTTTTTATAGTTACCGGGAAAACGCCCGGTCGTGTTATTATCATGCCGCAAATATACGTATAGTTTTTATATTACCAAAACTTTTATCTTTTATTTTCGGCTATTTTTTTATTTTCCGCAATAATCGCCCCAAAACAACGCATTTACCCACGCCGCCAAACTCAACTAACATATTACCGTTGCGCCCTCTTATACATTTACCATCGGAACGACGAACCGCCCGGCACGGCATACGTCGCAATTCCGGGCGGGTCAATCGGTCGCCTAAATAGATATAATCCATTTCGTCCATTATCAAAACAATTTCATTTGTGTATCGGTCAATACAGCAACGACCGCATCAACTTTGCGTTCCCAACTTTCCAACGTTGCCAATTTTTCCGGGGTTGGGTTCCGTTGACAACGTCGTTGGTTGTGCCGCATCTGTTTTACCATTTCCGCCAAATCTTTTGCCGTTATTTTTTCGGGATTTTCGATTTGCGGGGCTTTTGTTTCGTCTGCCATATAAGTAACCATTTGAATAATTAAACGTCCCTACGGGCTTAAAATAAACGGTTGTGCATTTGTTGGGGCAAATTTTCCAAAACCCAACGGGGGTTATTCTGCAAAATGAACCGTCCAAAGTGCATAATTAACGTTGCGTCCGCATTCCACAACGCCGGGGTAATCTCCGGGTACAATTTCCCGGCAATATCCCGGAACCGTCGTTTGCGGTCTGCCTTTTCTTCCTTTTTCCCTTTGACCTTGATACGCAATTTAAGGTCGTTTTGCCATTTCATTGCATTAACCAAAACAAATGGTATTTCGGCGACGGTTATAATAGCTTTCAAATGCTCAAAGTTTTGCAACATCTTTTGAATGCGGTACAACTTACCCATGTTTGCCCCGGCATCCTCAACCGTTACGTCGTCCGGGCGAACGCTCAATTTTTCCAAAAAGATAATCGGCGTGCAAATCTCTTTGTAATAGTTGAGAAAATCCCGTATCTCGTTTATATCTTTCGGCATCTTTATTGCCGTTGCATTGTGGTTGGGTCGCCAAACCACGATACCCCCGGCGGCTCCGGGGTCAATTCCAATAATGCAATCTATTTTCATAACTCAAATAATGATAAATTTCTTTGGTGTTCAATAAGTCTTTTTTTTGCTTGCTCATAATATATTGGGTCTTTTTCAATTATAGTTAAATCAAATCCCATATCATGCGCCGCTATTGCATGGCTCATACTTCCCCCATGTGTATCTAATATTTTTTGCCCTTTTTGTGCATAGTTTTGTAACAACCACGAATATAAAGCAATAGGCTTTTCAGTAGGGTGTATTCTTATTTGTTTGTTTTTATTATTTTCTTGCAAAAAACCATGCCATCGCCAACGAAATTTTCTTACTGCGCTATCAAATGAAGTCCATGCGATTTCGCAATCAGCATAACAATTTGTTCCGTTATCTTTATCCCAAACAATCATACATGGCGTATTACTTAAATGGTCTAAAAAGTAATTACCACCCCATATAATTTGATTTTCTGAAACTCTTTTAAGTTCATCAAAATATTCTTTTGGCGGTATATCTTTATCCCAATCTCCCGAATGATATATATTGTTTTTAGCCAAACTTTTACCCCTTTGGGTTCCTGCTCTTTTATTACTACCCGCATCAATACCGTATGGAGGGTCAACAATTGCCAAATCGAAAGATTTATCATTTTTAGATTGCATAAACTCCATACAATCACCATTTATTAATGTTATTTTTCCAAATCGTTCCACTTTCATACTTAAATAAAAAATAAATAGTCATCAATATATATTTCGTCCGTAATCATTCTGTCAAACGCACGTGTTATTTCTTTCTTTCGGGCAACCTCATACGCCGTATAATCAATTTCCGGGCTGTCAATTCCTTTTCTCCGGACGTTGCACGCCGTATATTGGTTTATCAATCCAATTGCAGCACGTTGCATATATTTTGCAAATGCTTGTTTCCGGTCGTCCTCTGTTGCGTTTACTTCTTCGGCATAACCTATTTGTTTGAGCCATTCAAAAAGAAACATTTCATCCCCAATTTCAAATGTTATTTTCCCGGTGTATTTATAACGTAAAAAAATAATTCTGTTTCTCGCTTCTCTGCGATTATGGTAATATCTTTTTTCCTCCGGCGTCATTTCCTTTTTGGGTTCCGGCAATGCTTTATATGCTTTCCCAACCACTTCATTTTGCTTTTTCCGATACGCTCCCAATATCTTTGCAAAGTAATCGGCGTTGAATTGTTGGTAATGTTTCCTTTCGGCGTTGCCGTCCCTATCCTTTGGCAAATAGTCGTCCAATTCCCCGGTAATCAGCAATTCAAACGCTAATTTAACCTCGGACAATGTTAATTGCGAATAATAGCGTTTGAGTAAATCCAACAATCGGGTACAAATATACGTCCAATCGTCCCGGTTTTCCGTGGGAATGATAAACCCCACGTCCATTGCGATAAACCGGAACATTTGCCCCGTTTTGGCAATCAACGTTTCATCGTCAATCTCGGCAATCTGTTTTTTTGTGGACGCCACGAAAATATACTTTTCAACCGGGGTTAATGCTTTGGCAACCTCCGGTAACTCAACCATCGCCCGGCGAACGTCAATTGCTTTTGCCGTTCCGCTATAAAGCAAAACGGCGGCGGATTGTCGTTTTTCGGGCAACGTTTGTGGCAATCTGTTTGTCTTTTCGGGTAATGTTTCCATGTTAATAATCATCTTTCAAATACTCAATAGCCCCGGCAACATTTAATCTTTGCGTTGGGGCTTTGTATTCGGGTTTCAAATGCAATTTTTTCTTTTCGACGTCCCCCCGTATGAAATTGCGGACGGTCGCCAACCAACCGTTTTTAGTGCGCTTCATATTTTTTTGGTCGCTCCAATCGCTAACTGTGTGAAAGTAATAAACCAAATCGACCTTTTCAAATTCCGGGGTCGCAAACTTACTTTCAAACTCGGAATAATCCACACCGACGCCGTTTTCAAATTTAACCATTTTGTAAACATCAGAATTGCGGAACAACGTTTTTTTCTCCTTTGGTTCCTCAATCTTTGTTTCTTCATCCGGGAATAATCCGGGGTTCTTTACCCCGGTATTATCATTATCAAAAGAGGTATTAATATCATCTATCTTTATTGTGTCGGATTTTCCAACCACCGTGGTTGGATTTTCCAACCGGGGGGTAGTTGGATTTTCCAACCGGGGGGTAGTTGGATTTTCCAACCACTCCAAAGCAACCCAATAATTAGACGTATATTCACAATAACGCACCTTGTTTTTTTCGTACTCAAATTTATTAATATATTGCTTATCAACTAATTGTTTGAGTAACTTAATAACCGTACTTTTATCTAATCCCGTCCATTCGATAAGATACCGTAATGAACCCTTAAAACGGCTTTCGCCGTCTTGACTAAAACCATGTATCAAAGCGAAAACCAACAATTCGTTACCTTTCAATTTAAGTTTCGTAATCATTGGGGCTAATATGGTTATAAAATTGCTATCCCGTATTGTCATACCTCTGTAAAATAAACATTAATATTATCGGTTCTTTTATCAGCCTTGCAAACAATACGTTTACAACTTCCGGGGTATTGATTGAAAAAACAATCTTTGCAATCATGCCAAAATTCGGCAATCATACATTTAACCGGAATATTATTAACCCGGATAACCGTTTCAACGGGTATTTCAATTTGTTTAATTGTTGCCATCGTGTCCGCCCTCCAATTCTTTAACGGGTTCCCATGCTTTACGAACTTTCAAAACATTGTCGGCACTCTCATTGGGAACCAACGACACGACGGGAAAACGGGAACGGTCGCCCGGTTTTTGCGTCGTGGCAAATTGTACATTCAAATCAAAGATAATACCTTTGCAAAATCCCCGTTCCGCTAACATACCGTCGAACGTTTCCCGAATTTGCGGGATTGTGGACGCCGTACCCTTTGTTGCGAATTGCCAAACCCCGGCAACCCCACGAACCAAAGGAACAATAAAGTTTAGCGTTAATGTAACCTCCCAACCGTCGCAATCCGGTTGGCGGC